TAAATCCTACACCAGGCATGACTAATACTGGGCTAAATCCTGCGTGGCAGGGAGGAGCTCTTCCATTAAATATGTATGATTATTATACCAGGGCTGGTTTTGATAACACAGCTCAATGGGCACAAAACCAATATAGTCCTTACGTTAATCCTTGGCAACAAACAGCACCGGTAGGGGGAGGTTATCAAAGTCTTATGTCCTTTAATCCATGGACTCAATCTAATTTTCAGACATATAATCAGGGTGGAAGAGTTGGTTATGCAGAAGGTAATATAGTTGAACCTACAGGTTATCTTTCTCCAAGTGAAATGAAAACAGCAGCGGGTTATCTTAGTCCATATGCAATGATGGCCGATGCTGGCTATGAAGCTACAACCGAAGACCAAGCTGAAGAAATTGTAAGAAAGCTATATGATATTTATGGAATTGAAACCGCTTCAAGCGGTGGTCGTATTGGAATGTGGGGTGGTGGAATACCTTTTGCTCATAGAGGTATAGGACTGTTATGGAAAGCAATTAAAGAAGCTGCAGAACAAGCAGGTAAAATTTCAGGAGGAACAGGTAAAACTAAAATAGGGGATGTAGAAAAACTTATTAAAAAAATACCTGGATATAAATTTACTAAAGAGGATGCGTATGGCACTCTTACTCCTAGATTGGGTAGAAAATATGGACTACACAAAAAGCCAATACCACGCGTCATAGAAAAAGAACAAGAAGACATGATTAAACTATTAAAAGCTTTCGGTGAAGATTATGCTCAAGGTGGAAGAGTTGGAATGCTTGGGGGTGGTATTATGACTCTGTTAAAAGCAGGCGCTGAAGCAGGTAAACTTGCACAAAAAGGAATAAGACCATGGGGCTCTAAACAAATACACAGACAAAAAGTTACAAAAACAGGTGTGTCTAATTTTGATACTATTGAGAAAGCCATAAAAAAGGGTATTGAATCTAGTGTAGATGCAGGTGATTTAAGATCACTAGTTAAAGAATATGAGGCTATTTTGTCTGGTGCAAGACTTGGTTTGTTAAACACACCTCAAAGAGATAAAGTTTTAAAAATGTTAGAAGAAGGAATGAGTAAAACATCTGATAAGTTTGATACTAAAGGGATAACTCGTCAGTTAAAAGAATATCATGATCTTGGAAAAATAAAAGGCACAGCAAAGATACTTCCATTCAAACCACGTACGAAAAAAGCAATGGGTGGACAAATTGGGGTAGGTAGTTTATTTAGGAGTAAGTAATGGCAATAGATAGAGCACTAGAAGATCAAATCAAAGTACCAAAGCAAGTTTTGGATGAAGAGGTAGAACTCGAAGCAGGACCACCTTTGGGAACAGATGATATTGATATACAACTAACTGATGATGGTGGAGCAGAAATAGATTTTGATCCATCAGCACAGGCTATGCAAGGTGCACAACAGCACGATGCAAACTTAGCAGAATTTTTAGAAGACGGAATACAATCTAGAATTGCATCAGATCTTCAAGGTGAATATCAAGAGTACAAGGGTTCGCGATCCGAGTGGGAAGATACATACACCAAAGGTTTAGATCTACTTGGATTTAAATACGAGAACAGATCAGACCCTTTCCAAGGTGCCAGTGGCGCCACCCATCCAGTTTTAGCAGAAGCAGTCACACAGTTTCAGTCTTTAGCTTATAAAGAGTTACTTCCAGCTGATGGTCCAGTTAGAACTAGAATAGTTGGTATAGTTAATAATGAAAAAGAAAAACAGTCTGATCGTGTAAGAGAATACATGAATTATCAGGTTATGTGCGAAATGAAGGAATATGAGCCTGAATTTGATCAAATGTTGTTCAATTTACCACTATCAGGCTCTACATTTAAAAAGATTTATTATGATGCAGTTCTTGGAAGATGTGTTTCAAAATTTGTACCTGCTGAAGATTTAGTTGTGCCTTATACAGCAACATCACTAGATGAAGCTGATACAATTATTCATACAATCAAAATGTCAGCAAATGAACTAAGAAGACAACAACTTTCAGGTTTCTATGCTGATATAGAGATAGGCGAAGGCGCACAAGACACAGCAAGTGATGTTAGAGAAGCAAAAGACGAAATTCAAGGAACATCAAAAAGTATAGTTGAAGATATTCACACTTTATTAGAGTGTCATGTTAATTTAGATATTGAAGGATTCGAAGACATGAATCCACAAACAGGAGAACCAACAGGTTTAAAAATTCCTTATATTGTAACTATTGATGATGATAGTGGAACTGTATTATCAATCAGACGTAATTTTGCACAGAACGATCAATCTAAAAAACGAAAAGATTATTTTGTGCATTTCAAATTTCTACCAGGACTCGGATTTTACGGGTTCGGCTTAATCCACATGATCGGTGGTCTATCACGGACTGCCACACCCGCACTAAGACAACTTTTAGATGCCGGCACCTTGTCAAACTTACCAGCCGGATTCAAAATGCGAGGCATCCGCGTCAGAGACGAAGCTCAACCGTTGCAGCCGGGCGAGTTCCGTGACGTAGATGCACCTGGTGGAAACCTTAAAGATGCATTTATGCCTTTACCGTTCAACGGTCCGAACACCGTGCTCCTACAATTGTTAAGCACGGTTGTAGAATCAGGTCAACGATTCGCGAGCATTGCAGATATGCAAGTGGGTGATGGTAATCAAAGTGCAGCGGTTGGAACAACCGTCGCGTTATTGGAGCGCGGATCGCGGGTTATGTCAGCAATTCATAAAAGATTGTATGCTTCAATGAAACAAGAGTTCATGCTACTTGCTAAATGTTTTGTAACTTATTTACCACCACAATATCCATACGATGTAGTTGGTGGACAAAGACAAATATTCCAAGCAGACTTTGATGATAAGATAGATATTATTCCAGTTGCTGATCCAAATATATTTTCACAAACACAGAGAATTACGATTGCACAAACTGAATTACAATTAGCAATGTCAAATCCACAAATGCACAATTTATATCTTGCATATAGACACATGTATGATGCTTTAGGTGTTAAAGATGTTGATTCATTATTACCACCACCAATGCCACCACAACCGTTAGATCCGGCAACTGAAAATGTAATGGCACTTAATGGTAAAAAGTTTCAAGCTTTCACTGGTCAAGACCATCAATCACATATGAAAGCACACTTAAGATTTATGGGTACTACTCTATGTAGAAACAATCCACAAGCGATGGCCATGCTTCAACAAAACTGTATGCAACACATACAGCTGATGGCATCAGAGCAAGTTGAAATGGAATTTAAAGAAGAAATGCAAAAACTACAACAATTACAACAAACACTACAGCAAATGCAACAGCAAATGGCTCAAGATCCACAGGCTATGCAACAAATGCAACAAAGTCCGCAGATGCAACAGATTCAAAAGACTATACAGGATGAGCAACAGAAAATAGAAGCAAGAAAAGCTGTGTTAATTTCTGAATTTATGGTAGAATTCGCCGAAGCTGAAAAAGAGGTGCTGAATCAAGTTGAAAATGATCCTCTATTGAAGCTTAAGGACAGGGAATTAGATCTTAAGACTAGGGAAAACCAAAGACAAGAAGAGGAAGGTGACGATACGATTAACCTCGAAAAGATGAAGATGTTACAAAATAAAGAACTTGCGGAAGAGAAAATGGAAGAAAACGACAAACACCAGAAACTTCGAGCAGCGGTATCACTAGCAAAAGATGGCATAAAAAATATGCAAGCAACAATTAAAGAGAGCGGGGAATAATGAACTCAGAAGATTTAGCCTTATTACTAGGAGTACTAGGTGGTGGTTTTTTAGGTCACCATGGTGGTAAAAAACGTGCTGCTAGAGAAAAAGACATGCTTGAACTGATGCTTGGTGGTGGTAAAGATGAAACAGATGAAGAACCTGAAGAAAGTGAAAATATTGTATACGATCCAGAAGGAACAGCAGTTGACAAAGGAGAGCCTGGTTTGTTTAATTTTAGTGGATACCATGATCCTATTCATGATCTTATAACAGTTGGTGATGATCCTGAGAGTTTTTCTAATAATCTTTCTGATTTTCTTATTGGTTTAGAAAAACCACAATACAACGAAGAAGGAGAACTAATAAAAGGTGATCCTAATGAAAACTGGTTTAATACAATGGGAGCTTTACCTTATTTAATGATGATGAAAGGAGGTATTCCTGGTCTGATAGCGGGAGGAACAGGTTTAGGTTATCAAGGAATGTCTTCTTTTGCTCCAGAGTTTACACAAAAATGGGTTGATAAACCAATTGGTCAAGGATGGGATTGGACAAAAAATAAGACTATTCAAGGATGGAACAATTTAATGAATTATGAGGGTTTTAACCAAGGCGGAATAGTCGATCTTTATAAGAGAATGAACCGTGGGTAGACCTTTAGGAGGACCGCAAAGATTAGAACCACGTAGTCCTGGTGCGATGCAAAATGCGGCGGGAGGCCCTAATTTTGCAAATCAACTAGGCACAAAATATAGTGGTAACTTACAAAGTGCTATTCAAAACGCCAATTTACAACACCAAGCTAATTCATTAGAAAACAGAAAAAATTTAGCAGCTCAACAAGCTATACAAGCTAACGAATACAAACAAGTTACTCCAGGGTTTAATAAACCAAACCTTTCTCCAACACAAAGCTCTATTAATAATATGGTATCCAATATGGATGCACAAAGAGCGGCATTAAGTGGCTGGGGACAACAAAGAACACAACAAGAATTAAATCAAGTTGCTAATTTAAATACTGCTATAGGCATAAATCCAACAACTGGAATGGGCCTTATGAATTCTCTAAAATATAATGTTACTAATCCACAATTTAAAAGTGACGTAAGCAGATTATCTAAGATGCCTTTTGGTATTATGGGTTTACTTAAAAATGCTTTTACTGGCCAGCAACCTACTACAAGTATTGCTGATATGCCTAACATATCTGATATACAAGCTAACCCAAATC